TTTAAGAGTGCATTGTAAATAGCTCTGTCTTTGCACCACTCTTCTGTTTGCTCTAGTAGCCACGAATCATCAACTTTTGTGTTTTCAAATGACATGATCATGTCTTTAACAGACGACTCAACTTCAGAATTGAGCTTGTCGTCTTTTGATAGAGATATGAGAAGAGCTTCTTTGCTCGGTCGAGATTGATACTTGAGTATGAACTCAGAAATTTTCTCGAACGCAACTTTCTCAGCAAACTCTGTGAAATACTCTGGTCTCAAGAAAGGTAGAACACGCCGAGAGTATGCTTCATTGAAGATTAGGTTTTTCAGTATGAGAACTTCTACTCTATCACTTATCATCTTTTACCAACTCGATGTACATTTTGCCATCTTGATTTTTAGCTTTGTCGCCGTATGTGTCAATTATATCAATAAGTATCTGTGCAAGCAACTTATCCATTTCTCCACTAACAGAATCAGGAAACGTCACACCACGGAGATGATCTGGAACGTATACGATTTCTGTCTGAAATGATATTCGAGGATCCGAATTCTTGGACGTTGGCTCAGCAGGACCAAACTCTCCGTAAGAGTACAAGATGCCATTAAATGGTGCACAAGGTGGCAAAAGCTCCACGACCCACTTTTTGGCATCATTCGGATCAAATACAATTCTGTACTTATTTTTAATGGGCGTCATTCAACAACTCTTCAACCAAATCTTCTGTGTCAACGTTGCCTGTTCCGTAGCTGTATTCTTTCTGTGCAGCTTGATCGATCTGCGCTAAGATTTCTTGCGTGAAGAACTTCTCAGGGTTGTTGATAATCTGCTTCTCAAAAACAGTCTTGCCATCACCAACATCAATCTTTGTAGCAATCTTCTTAAAGATGCCATGTTCAAGAGCCAGATCAACAAGACCGTAGTATCTATCAAGTCCCTTATCATACGAGAGCATCACACTAGCTTCTGTGTTCTCTTTTGTTAGACGAGACTTGAGATTCTTACATCGAATGAAGATACCTGTGACGTTACCCTCAGAGTCTTTGTTCTTTGACTTTGAAAGTGCGATAATGTTGTTTGCGGCATACTTGAGTCCACCTCCCCCACCCATTTCTTTAGTAGGAAACATTCCCATCGTCTGATACACATGGTTTGTTACAAGAAGAGGAATCTTTGCTTTGCTCAACTTGAGTGTAAGAACACGAAACGCAGCTTTGATTTCCGCAGTACGAGTCATGTCTTTAACTTCTTTGCCAGTACCAGAGTCTGCCATTTCTTTCGTTGTCGATAGCATTCCTAGAGAGTCGAGACACAATAGAAGAGGGCGTCTCTCTTTCTCTGGCGTATTCAAGTGATTTTCAACAACTCGAAGAGCTTGTGTTTTGAATTGCTGAATTGTTTCGACAGGCACAATAAGAACACGCTTTGTATCAACACCACGAGATTGTAGAATCTCTTTCGTTACGGAGCCCTCAGACTCAAAGATAATGCTGAGAGCTTTCTCGTTTGTATCAAGAAAATTCTTGACGATGCCTAGCGCAAAGAATGTTTTGCCGGTTGCTTCTTCACCAGCAAGAGCAGAAATTTTGTTTGCTGGCATGCCCCTAAAGATACTACCAGAGTACAGGGCGTTGAGTGCATACGAGCCGGTGTCGATGAATCCGACAACATCGGCAGACGTACCCTCATCCGCAACGGCAGCATACTCATTCTCTAACACTTTTAATACATCAGTAAATGGATTGTTCTTAGCCATAGTGTCTCCTATAAATCATCGAAGCTCATCGTTTTCTTTGCAGACCAATTTATCGCATCGAGAATAATCTTGAGCGGGTCAACAAACGTCTTTTCAAACTGCAACTCATAGTCAACATACTTATGAAGATTCAATTCGGGTGGCAAACCTTCTTCTGACATTGTGATGACATTTTGCTGAATATGATTCGGCGTTTTTAAGTACAAGAATTTTATCTTATCACCTTCTTGGATGCAAGGGTATTTTTTCTCCAACTTTCGTTCTTTGATTAGCTTGTTGTAGACGAGAGCACCTCGAACATGGATTGGTGTGCCTTTACCATAAATTGTTTTGCCATCAGAGTATGTTGAAAGTCCGTTACAGCCGCGAGGAAACGCAATCATTTCTGGAGGCAACAACTTAAACTCACTCTTGAACGTGTCGATGTATGTATACAAGTCTGCTTGCGTTCTAGTAAGAATGAGCTTTACTGCGTCTTTAATTTTTTGGCGACAAACCTCTGGCGTTGACGATTTGACCGCTTCAATACCTTGGATTTTAAGTTTCGGCGTCTCATAGCGAACCCCTTCATTGTCATACACATTGAGAATATACCGCTTCTTTGCAGTCCAGATTGCTTTGTCTGCGATTGACTCTCGCTTCATCTGCATCTTCTGAGAGCGAGCGTTCAGATATTCACGAAGCTCTTTACAACTCTTGTCGATGATTGATTGAATCTTTGTGTTCGAGACTTTATCGAGAAAGTCAACAATCTTTGATTTGTCATCAGGCAACTTGTCGCCATAGACTGTGCCGACAAGAGAGTTCAAGTTCAAGTAAATTGAGTCGGTGTCGATGGCGATAACGTAATCAAGAGACTCTGTTTTTAAGATGGTGTTTAGATATGCGTTGATGTCTTTTGCGAGCCACTGAATCACTAGCTGACCAGAGAGTGTAACAGCTTCAGCCAATCGAATGTCATAGAAACGAAAGTATTGGTTACCCATCGCACCATAAGCAGAGTTAAGCTGAATCTTTTTTGTAAGCTGAAAGTTGTGATACTTTGAGATGTCGAACGATAGTTTTCGTGCGTGTGCTTTTAACTCAGCATCAGAGAGTTTTGACAAATCTTGCATGACTATAGACTACTCGAATTTGAGAAGAATGTCATCTTTATTGTGCGTGTATTTTTCGTAAACCAAACCAGACGAGTCAAACATGATTCGAGCGCCTTCCATACTTTCTCGATACCGTTCTGTTGTGTGTTCGTGAAGATAAACCAACTTTGAAATTCCAGATTGCACAATAGCTTTTGCACACTCACTGCACGGAAACCAAGTGAGATACATTGTACAGCCCTTTACACTCTCAGATGCATGAAAGATTGCGTTTGGCTCAGAATGAACCACATACATATACTTATTCTCTAGTGCGCTCTCAGAATCTTTACCCCACGGCAAGAGAGAGTCATTATTGAGCCAATGAGCACACTTCGGCATGCCATTCCAGCCGATACCAATAACTCGATTATCTGGCGTTACAATACACGAGCCTACTTGTGTACTAGGATCTTTACTTCTCTTTGCGGCAAGAAGTGCTATGCCCATAAAGTATTGATGCCAAGAAATGTTTTGCATACTACAATGAGTCAAATCCATCATCTTCAAATAATGCAAACAGCCTACTCAAATCTTTTGCTGACCACTGATGTAGAGGACGTCCTAACTCTTCTTTACCGCCACCCCATATAAAAGTGCCGGCATTAGGCCCCACATACTTATTATTACTTTGTTTCAAAAAGTCTTTGAGTCGTCTTTCATTCTTCTGGGCTTGTCCCTTAGGAAGACGACGAGACGCTCTAAGTGGCGATTTTTTCAAATGAGTCCAGTGTTCATTTTTTCCATGAAACCTGTATGAGACAATTTCATGATCTGTAGTTCCTATTTTAGGACATAAAAACCCTGTTGCGTTCTCCTGAAATAGTTCCAGATAGAGTGTTTGTGGTTGTTGACTTGTCTCTTGTTGATTGGTGCTAACACCATTCTTCTTCAGATGGCGCCACTGTTTTTCTATAACACACTTGGTATTCTTATGCATTAGACGAATGTATGTATGTCCGGTTATGCGCTCAAGACTCTCTAGTTGATTGTCATCAACCGTATACATATGTACGTTTTTCTTAACAAATTGTTTCACTTCTCGCACTTGTTGCGGTTTTGTTAGTTCATGAAATAGTTTTTGCTTCTTCATAATCCCCTTCGGTGCATCTCTTCTTTCACCAACTCAAGCTCTTTCTGAGCTTCAATCATTTTCTTCTTGTATGTTTTTCGATCCTCATACATTCGCATGAGAATGTCAGGCAAGAAGCCTATCTTATCGTTAGTGAAACAGTGACCATTTGCAGCAAGACCGATGGTATCTTCTTTTACATCTGATGTATCAACTTCTCTGTTGAGCAGAGACTTTACAGAAACTGGTCGAAACTTGCTTGGAACTAAACACTCAGGCGAGATATTGAATTGTGCAATCAGATTTGGATACAGAGAGTTCAAGTCGAATGATACAACCCACTCGTACATTCCAGGTCGCACCTCTTTTACATACGCACCTGCATAGTCAGACTCTTTCTCATTCTCATTCAAGCGAGGAAGAACGATGTTGTGCTTCTTGAGGTGATTGTAAATAATTGTGTCCCACATACGAACTTGTGCGAACACATCTGTAAAATTTACACGAGCGTCATACGCAAGCGCACATGACATCTCAATCAACTTGAGCTTTTCTTCGAGCTTGCGGATAAGCTCAACGTCTTTGATGTTATACTCGATGAACTTTTGATAGTTGTTTTGATACAGGTCTTGAAGTGAGCCGTACTCTTCATACGACAACTTCTTCTCACCAAGCTCAACATAAGCGATGTAGTTTAGCTTTTCACTTTCTTGCTTAGGCTGAAACTTTCTATACAACTCCATATAGTCAAGTGTCGATACACCGACAAGCTCTACAGCAACTTGATGACGACCCTTGTAGTATGCTTTACGAGTTGAGAGATACTTCCACGGAGAAAGACGCTTTGATTCTTTGTCGCCAAAGAGCTTTGCAATTCGATTCACTAAGTAAGGAATATCGTAGAACTGAATGTTCCAGCCGGTCACTATGTCTGGCGCAACAAACTCCCAGTGTTCTAAGAATCTCTGAAGGAGATCCATCTCATTCTTACACTTGATGTACTTGATGTGTTGCTTGTCGGTTGTGAAATCGCCACAGCCAAACACAACATAAGTACCTCTAGTCTCCATCGTGATTGCAGTCACTTCTTCATACGGATTCTCTGGCGGAGCAAAGCCAGCGACAGACGACACCTCAATATCGATGTTTGATGTGACGATCTGTGAGAAGTCAAAATCAACAACATTTGGGAACTTGTCGCCGAGATAGACGTAGTGATACTTCGTGTTACCGTAGTATACAAAGTTGTCTACTTGTTCGTATCTGCGAACAAACTCTTTTGCTTCATTGATGTCGCCGAACTTAATCTTATCAGCATACTTGCCATCAAGGGTCTTATACTTTGACGGTTTGCTTGACGGCAAGAACAACGTAGGCTGAACAGTAAACTTTTCAGTCACTCGCTCGCCGTTTCTAACGCCACGATAGAGTATGTTGTTGCCTATGCAGGTACAATTAGTGTAAAAATCACCAGACATATTATACAGAATGACACAATATCAAAATTGTGTCAATTTATTAAACTGTTTGAATTCCGCTGTTTGGGAGAATGATGCCGCTGCCGAACATAGAGTTGTACTTGTTCACAACTTCGGTCACAGGGGCATACTGACACAGAACGTGCTCACGATTGATATGAACGGTTTTGTCATTTGAGAGTGGATTGAACGGTGCCATCAGAACGTCAACGTTTCCTGTTTGAGGATTTCGCATCGCACTAACTAACGTTGGGTTTTCAATCTGCACTTGATTGATGTTCAGATCGCTATCAGCAACGTTTTGTGTATCACCTAGTATCTCTTCGCCAGTAAGAAGTCGTGTAATCAGTATGCTCATATTACTCAGTCAAAAATAATTCTCGTTCAGCTTTTCGTCGTCGAGTAAGACCAGGCAAACGTTTTCCTTTTGCTTTGTCCCACTTCAAAAACTCATCAGCAGCTTCATTCGTCAATCCAGCATTGAGCTTTTTAAGCAGTGTGGATTTCTGTAGGCTACCTATACCTAAATTATACACGAAAGAGATGATGGCATCAAACTGATTTTGTGTCAATTCTACCGAAACGCTCGCATTAACTCCATCTTCAAACTTCTTCAAATCCTCTTCCAAAAGAACTTC